TTTATTTTGGATATCAAATTTGTTGCAACTCTACCTTTTGTAGCTAATGTATAAACTTCTTTATCTTTAAAAAAAGTAATTAACCAAGCTACATAACCAGCGCATAATGTGCTTATTCCTAATTGTCTACTCTTCAAAATAATATTATAAGAATATTCAAGAAAACAATTTATAACATCCTCTTGAAATGGATATAAATCAAAAGAAGTTTTCCCACTAGTAGTTTTTATAGTTCCATACTTTTTGAGAAAATATATTGGATCAGATCTACAATTGAGATATTCTTGTATTTGTTCTTCTTTTGTCATAAAGAAATCTTATCATTTTTATAGAGTTTCTCAAAAAGAAAAATTCCCTTCTTTAGAAGGAATATGAATTTTTGTAATTTGAACATCACATCATAATAAATATCAAAAACAAATCTTTTAAAACAATGTCTTTTCATTTCTTTTACGTATATTTATTATAACGATCTGAACCAATAAAATATGAAATTTATAATAAGACAAGATTGCTGAATATTATTGGTTCAGATCGTTCAATCTTGTCTTATCTTCTTTAGAGATCAATTTTGAACAAAAGATTTGAAAAAAAATTAGAAACAATTGAACGACACAGTCACATGGACTGTAAAGTCTTTACAATCAAAATTGATCAATCAAGATTGAACAAAAATCAAAAAGAATTTCTCAAAATGTCTTTTCTTGAAGCTAAATGGTTCTACAATCATCTTCTCAATAAGAGCAAAACTGAAGACATCTTCAAACTAGATACAAAACCAAATCTTGTTGAAGTCAAATGTGGAGACATCTTTGAAGAAAGAGAACTCAACTTTCTCTCCTCACAAATGAAACAAAGAATTCATGACACAACAAAAGCTTCAATCAAAAGTCTCTCAACAAAAAAGAAAAAAGGACAAAAAGTTGGAGCTCTTAAGTTCAAAACTTATGTCAACTCAATTCCTCTCATTCAACTCAACAGTACATACAAAATTCTAAAAAACAGAATCAAAGTTGTTGGATGTAAGAAGTCTTTCTATGTTCATGGACTGAAACAATTAGATGATGTTGATGAGATTTGTAATGCTAATTTAGTAAGGAAACCCTCTGGTTTCTATTTTAAGATCACAACTTTTTCTGAAAAAAAAGAAGTCAAGAGTCAAGAGATGATTGGACTTGATTTTGGAATTGAGACTCCTATAACATTTTCAAATGGAATCAAAATTGATCCGTCTCTTGAGATTGATAAGAGAATAAGAAGAGCTCATAGGGGGTTGTCAAAGAAGAAGAAGAGATCTAAGAATAGGGACAAGAAGAGGATTGAGTTGGAAAGGTTGTATGAGAAGAATAGTAACAAGAAGAAAGATGTAAGGAATAAGATTGTGTCTCATCTTAAGAACAATTATGGAATTGTAGCTGTTCAAGATGAGAGTATTCATCAGTGGCACAGTGGGTGGTTTGGAAGTCAGATTCAAAAGTCTTCAATTGGAGGAATAATAAGTGGAGTGAAGCACACTCCACGTACTTTGATTGTTGACAAGTGGTTTCCTTCTACTCAGTTGTGTCCAGAATGTGGAGTGTTGAATAAGCATGGGTTGGGGAAGAGGGTTTATCATTGTGGTTGTGGTGCAGAGGATGAAGATAGGGATGTTCATTCAGCACAGAATATATTGATAGAAGCAGTAAGGAAGTTGAATGGTTCTGTAATACCTATGGAGCGTAGGGATATTAAGCTTGTGGAGAGTGATGCCTCTGTGTTGAAGATGTTTGAAGTATTTAGTGGCATCAATCATCTTGAATGCAAGTATCATTCAGAGAAGCAAGAAGATTCCATTCTTTAGATGGAATTAACTCACCTCATATAAAATTCTACAACACCATCAATTCCGACAACTTCATCTGGAATATCAACAATTTTTTCTTCAAGAATGATTTTTGATATTGTTCTTTCTATTTGCACTTGTGATTTATCTAATAAATATCCTTGAACATCTAAAGTAAATGAATATTTTAGTATTCTCTCTTCTGTTGAGAAGTCTTCTATATTTGATTCGTCAGAAACACCTGTAAATTTTGAATACATAAAGAAGCCATCGTATTCCAGATCATTTATGATATATTTTTTCCAAATTGAGTCTTGAAATTTATTTGTATCTTTAACATATGAAGCCCATAGAGTTATATAGTATGAAACATCTATAAAACTTGGTATAGGTAATCTGTGTGTTTCATACACTGGATTATCTTTTTTGTAGTAATCTCCAAATTTCCATTTTTCTTTGAAGGGAATTCTTCTATTTATATCAAAGTTAGAATCAGCTATTTTTTTTGTAAAAACAATTGATGGATTAGAATCATTATCTATATGTACATATCTTCTTTCATTGGGAGTTATATCACCTCTTCTTATCGAGATAATAGGAAGAATTAACATTCCTTTATGATCTCTTATTTCATTTAATTTATCATCTTCTTTATTACCTTGCATTTGAGCAAATCTTTCCCAAGAACCAAATATTACAGGTGTTTTCTTTCCCTTAATAACAAGTGGTTTTTTGATAGAAAATAGATTAAATACAGCTGTATCTATTTGCAATAATCCAAGATCACTTATTTCTGTTGTTTTTAGATGTTCTGATCTTCTTTCAGGCATTCAATTCCTTATTTTCTTGCATTTTTAGCTGCTTGTAGTCTTCTAAACAAAGTTAATTCTGATTTTTTCATAATTTATTTTTAAAATGGATTTTCACTATCATGTTCTACTTCTTTTGTTGGATCATGTATGCTAAATATATTTTCTCTTGTAGAAATTCCAGTCATGATAACATCCATTTTTTGTTCTGGATATCCTAACATAAATCTTGGAGTTTTAAGATCAACAATCTCATATGCCTGATTATCATATATAAAGAAATCTCCCATTCTTGGAATTAATCCTATTTCTATTAATCTGGATCTTGTTAGATATACTTCGACTCTTTTTTTCTGTTCTGTTGTAAATTGTCCTGTTATAGTTATGGGTTCATCAAGTAATATTCTTCCATACACTTTAATTGGATTCTGTGATATTTTTGTATCAGATTCACCATATAAAGAATTTGGATCACTTAGATCTTTTTCTATAGGATAATAAATAATGCTTTGTTGAACAACTATTTCATTTATCTCCACATTCCAGTCATTGAATAAAGCAGCTTCTCTCGGACCAAAAAATAATCCATAATTTACATCTGCAGTTGCTGTATTAAATAATTGTCTATCATTCATGTGTTATTTTCCTATAGAACTAATATGGGTGATGGTAGAGGTACAAAAGCTAATTGTTCTTGAATAAATTGAGCTGTTTCTGCATCTGATCTCATCATTTCAAGATTAGATGTAGTTTGTAAATCTTCTTTCAAATTTTCTATTAATTCTCTTTTCATTTCTATAGCTTCAGAAACCATGACATCTCCATCAAGAGTAGTTTCTCCATTAGGAATGGGTATACTTGAAAATTTTCTTCTTATTTTTCCTTCAATTTCAGCACACAAAGCAAATGTATATTCTCTTATCCACATTCTCCCAGCAGAATTAATTTCATTGTAAGTAATATTTTTATATGGAATCTGCGAAATATTTGATATACCTGTTATTGATGGATCTCCTATATCAGCAACTTTAAAATCTGGATTGAATGGATCCATTGCAACGGTATACTCCATCCAAATTTTTAAACTGCTCCCAGGTTTAGGCAATATTCTTACTCTATCTCCAACAATCTGATATGTATAATTTGATCTTCTTACTGTATCACTTGATTCTAACATATTTGCTCTTAGAACATCAGCCCATAACGGAAATATGTAGAATGATGTTTCCATATTGAAAGATTCATAATCAAATTCTTGTGAAAGAGTGTTAGTTGAAGAATAAGGATCATAATATCTATATATTGATGTGGGTTGAGAATGCCATAATTTTCTTACTTCAACTTTTGAAGCAGATACAGAAGAAATATATGCACTTAATGAACTTCCACTGGAATTGTCTACAAAATCATTCAATAGACTATAATCATGATTGCTACTATTTATAGTTACATAAGCTCTTCTTACATTCTGAACCCCACCAGCTTGCACTTCAGTTCCATAAAATTCTGTCAACCTTTTTAAATAATCTATTGTTTGATAAGGTAACTTATTTGTATAATCAGCTGTACTAAAATTTCTATCTAAACCCAACAAATTACTTAACCAATTTTTGCCTTGTGTTTGGTTGATAATAGCAGAATATTTCATATTAGCTTCTTCAAACATTGAAAATATCTGAAGATTGCTTAAGGTAGATGTAATTTTTGGCTCCCCCATTTTATATCTAACCCATTTAACAATTTCACCACCCTCTCCAGATAAGCTTCCTAAATCAGCACTCAATGATAAAGTTTGTGCTGTTGTTCCAAAAACTCCAACATAATCTGCATCAGAAGCACTTGATGTTAATTCTGTAAAAAAATTATTAAAAGACATAATGCTCTCCAAAAAAAATCCCAATTTCATATTAAATAATCAATGAAATTGGGAAAATGACAAAAAAAGAGCTAGACAAACATCATCTAGCTCTTTTTAAATCGATTTAAATTTTGTTTATTTTTCTATTTTAAACCCTCTACAATTGTTTTTAATTTTCAAAAGACATGAGTTCTTCAATAAAATCTATTGATCGAATTCTAACATAAATTTTATTGAATATAATGGTTTTAAAATTTATGCCAATAAATGGTTGATCATCACAACATTCGAATGCATATAATCCAGTCCAATTGGGATCAACTGCTTTTGTATTTATCTCTTGAGTTAAAAAACGTGTGAACTCATCTACATTGATAGCACTCTTAATGATTTTTTCAGAACCCATTATACCAATTTTTAAAAGATACATTTTTTTCTCTTTGTTCATTATGGTTTTCGATAATTTATCACATCTTCAGAAGTTTTTGAAGGATCAAAAAGCCATTGATAAAGTCCATAATCTTCAAGTATATTTTCTAGAATTTGTAATCTTTTTCTGATGTTATTTGTTTTTATATCCATTCCTTTAATAAAGTCTACACTTCCATCGTTACTGATCCTTTCTAATCTTGTTTTTAGGTTATTTTTTAAAGTAAGAATCTCTTGAATTGATCTCATAATCACTCCTTTAGTTCAGTTATCATTTTATTATTATTCAATTTTTTTAAAGCTCTTTTTTCTACTTTCTGTATACCCATTGCTGTATATCCCATTTCATCACCAATTTCTTGTAGAGTTTTTTCATCTTCACCAAACAAACCAAATCTATGTATTACAACATTTTTTTCAACACTTGTAAGTGTAGAATTATTGATTGTAAACTCAATATGTTGTTTTAACTCATTATTTTCTAATTCTTTTTCTGTATTTCCATAATAAGTTCCACTTAGAGAAGCTAATAATTCTAATTTATCTTTACCATGCGGGACAATCCACATTCCGGTCTCTTTTTTATCATTAAATATATTATCAAAAGAAAATTCTTTAGGTTTAACAACAGTGTCTCTATTATTTATATAATTGTTAATGATGTTCCATGGAATATGAACATTACTATTATTGTAAAGAGATTTCATAACACCGGCAAAAATCCAATGATATAAATATGTACCTGCCTTTCCTTTTTCTGGATCATATTTATTTAATCCTTGAACAAGATATTCTTCACCTGTAGAATACATTTCATCATAGTCTGCTAAATGAGAGTACTTTCTTGCAATCACTCCAACAAGATACATGTTCTCTTTAGCAATCTTTTCTTTCTCTTCATCTGTCAACATAATCATCTCCTAAATTAAATACAACTCTCATTTAATTATAAACAATTTTCTATTTTTTTAAACAACAAATTTAATTTTCTTCATGTTCTTCATTTAAACATGTAGTTGTCATTTCTATTCCTGGTTCTGAAAATCCTGTTAAGGCACATCCATCTCCATAAGCAGTTATAGGAAATTCAAATTGTTCCATATCAATATCATATTCATCAAAAACATAATGCTCTGGTTCTAAACAATCTACTTCAACTCCTGTTTTCTTTTCTTCATGATCATTATAGATGAATTTTCCTGGATACCAACCTGCTACCCATTCTTCAAATTTTTGACCATAAAGTGGATGCCTTTTGCAAAAAATACAATAGCATTTTGTTTTCATCTCTAATCTCCTTCTTCAAAATTGATTTGATAGAAATCACTTAAAATCTCATATAACAATTTATTGATTCTTTTATGATCTGGTGAATGCGGCAATGTACTTTTGTTGTAGAGTTCATCAAAATGATCCTCGATGCCCTCTAATAAACTTTCAAATTCATCATAGGTATACTTACCTTCCTTGATTGCAATCAATTCTGGGGCATCTGGTCGATTAACATAACACTCTCCAGTTTTTAACAATTCTTCTCCCATTTTAATTAAACGCATAAGATGCATAGCATGTTTCGTATCAAATTTAAATTTTTCTTCTAAATCTCTCCTTTTAGGGTTTCTTTCTTTCTTCCAATTTTGATAAGCGTTCCATTCAGACATAGCTATTTGATATTGTTTTTCTTTGATCACTATATCTTTAAACTCTTGATTAACAAAGTCTGAGCTTATTGATAAAATTGCAGTATATTGATCTTTGGGGACTACAGAATAATCTGGTAATCCAAAATCTGATCTTTGTGGTTGACTATTAATAGGATTCATTATAAATTTTCTATGACTTCTTATTCTTTTAACTTGACTAGTTGCGTACCCTAAAAATGTAAAACGACATTTTTTGCTTATAAATAATTTCTTATTTTCTACAATTTTGTCCCAATAATTGTTCTTATAAAGAATAAACTCATCTGGAACAAAAAGTGTTTCTATAATGTTAGGATTATTTTCAGCTAAGAGTTTAAAAAACTTTACAATTTCATAAAATACGATATCATTTTCTTTATCTTCAAATTGTTGTGGTTTGTTGATATTTAACAAATACTTCTTTGGACAAATGAAGACTCCTCTGATATCTGTATCAGAAAATTGATCATCTGTCCCATATAATTTTGAGCCAGAGATGTATTCTAAAATTCTATAATCTTTTACTTCTGAAATGTCCATTTTAGTTCCAAATCCATTCTATAGAATCAAATTCTTCAAAAGTTGGAATTGAAAAACTCTTCATCATTTGCATATATACGTTATTATTAATGAATTTTCCTTCTTCCTTTCTTTCATTATTTCTTTCTACAATTGTACTAAATTTAGTTGCAAAAATATATGCTTTTTTATGATAATCTTTTGGAATTCTATTAATAAAACTCATTCTTGATTTTCTTGACAAGTTTGTTTTATCAATGATAAAAGACATATCTTGTCTTATAGCTTCTTCAAATTTTGCATTAAACAATTTATCTACTTCATCACTGTTATGCAACTTAAAAGCTTCATTATATGATTTATCTGGATACATTTCAGTTATACTATTATCTCTTGATAAAATCATCTGACTTTTTTCGTAATCGATGCTAAATGATTTTCCAGAACATGGCAATCCAACCAAAAATGTAATTTGTTTATCTTTGTATTCTTCTTCTTTTTTCTTAAGAAGTTTATTATGATTTTCTTCATTTAATTGTTTTGCAAAAAAATCTCTAAATTCAATTCTTTTTTTATTATTAGAAAATCTCCCATTATTATCACATACAAGTTGTTCCATTAATAGACTGCATATAGAATAATCATTATTAAACAAATTCAATCTATTTTTATCAATTATTTTATCTTCATCTAAGAGATCATAAAATTTTCCATGTATAGATATTACATGTAAAATAGACTCAGCTTCTTTTTTATTAATGATACTTTCATTGATCATTTGAGCTAAAATTTCTATTGATAAAAAGAAACTAATTCCTTCATGTCCATAGAATTTTACTCTTTTTGTAAGATGATCTTCTTCTCTCGCATACATCTTCCCAATATCATGTAAAAGAGTTGTAATTTGAATATCTTTCAGATATTCTGCCTCATTATGGACTAACAGAGTATGAATGAAAACAGAACCCTCTAAGTGATATGGATTCAAATTATATCTATCATAATGGTGAGAACATTTTTCCATAGATTCTACTAGATCTGGATAATTTGTTAGAAAATACTCAAGATAGTTCATTGTTAAAAAATTCCTTTGCTGAAGATAAAGATGAAAATTCTTTGTTGATCAGACGTTCAATAATTTTTTCTTCTATATCTTGTTCATACACATTTGGCAGATTATTATAGAGTTGCATCATTACAGAAAAATATTTATGTCCTTTATTTTTTATAGCAAAATTCTTTCTTGCTTCTTTATCTTGTAAAACATTATTTTTGTTAGTAAAGTTTTTAAAGATAGTATACAATTCATCAATTTCTTTATTGAGATGTTTAATCAATATATCTTTAATTAATGTTATTTTTTCAAGAATCTCATTTGATTCTATTTTGGGAATGATATCATCAATTGATTCATTTAAAATAGAAATTGCTATAAAATCTTCTCTACTTAAATCTTCTGTAATGAGATGATGTAATTCTTTGTACCAATCAGTCTTTATTTTTATTAATTGATCATCTTCAAGTGTTATAACCCAGCCTTCTATATTTTTATCATTTTTACTTTTTTCTAAAAGATTCTCTAATGTCAAATTATTGACATCAAAATTTTTAACTGTTTCAATTTCAAAATCACTGACCAAATCACTTTGACATAAATCCAAATATTTTCCAGTTATTTCATCTCTCAATTGGACAAGTACAAGTTTTGTTTCTTTATAATCTAAAACTATTTTGTTTTCTGGTGATATAAGCTCAAAAATTGCTGCTAAATTATTGTCAAGTACTTCTATAATAAAATCAGATAATCTATAGTTCAAACATTTTTCTACTAATTTTGTTTGTTCATTATCAATACCAAATTTTGTTTTAGGTATAATGTGACCATTATGTAGTCTAACAAATCTTATCATAGATCCATCTAATTTGTCTTGTATTCTTATAATCTTTTTATTTTTTACATCTTCATATTGATATCCAAGTGTTTCTCCCAAATTAAAGAATTTATGTAACATTATATATCTTTTGAAATCATCATCTTTTTCTACAAAAGTTAATCCTCTCAATTCATAAGCTTTCACATCACTATTTTCAATTGGATGTTCAAAGTCTGAATAAGAAGCTAATCGATAATTGAATATGTGTACTTTTTCTTCTTCAATTTCTTCTATTTTATGTAAAAATACTGGGTTGGTTTCACATATTTCGATACAATATTGAAAATTGATCAAAATGTTTTAACTCCAATATGAGTGAATCTTTCCGTAATGTGATCTACTGCAAATTTAGCTTCTTTCAAACCAGATTGTGTGAGTTCTCTCACTATTTTGATTGCTGCAATTTTCTTACCTTCTACTTTCGATGTACAGTTTGGATGCAAAATTGATTCTCTAAAAACTAAATAGATCATATACATGAATTTTTGTATCCAATCAATAGTCTAAAATGCTCTTTTCATCATCCTCTTTTTGCTCTCTAATCTTTTCTTGATTAGTTTTTCCTTTATATCCAGATCCTAACATTTCTATTCTATGAATAATTTGTGTCTCTCCATTCTTATTTAGTACACATTCAAACTCAAGTTCATCATATCCGTATAGAGGTTGTTCTTTATTAGCAAAATCTGAACAAATTCTTTTTGCTTCTTCAAAATTTAATGTCACATCTTTCTTTACATCCCAATAACCAGTTTTCTTTCCAATTTCTCCGGAATAAACAACAGTTACTTCTGTATTCTCTAATTTCCTTCTCATCGTTCTAACTATTGTAATTCTACCATTCATAGAATTCTCCTTTAAATTTCATCAAAAATTTGACTCAAAATGTTTAATGCTTCTTCTTTATTTTTGTTCTTTTTAAACTCAAAGTCTTTCGCATCTATCAAATCTTTGATTTCTTTATTTTCTAGATTGTATTTGGAAATCTTCGTTTGCGTGATAAGATTGAAGATTTTAGAATAGTCATTTGCCAACATTTCACACCTCTCTATTTAATCGCAAAAGATTACACAGATTTTCTGGAATAACTGATCTAAAACAATCTTGAATGTTATTGGCTAAAAGATAAGATCCTGAGATTGCTAAAGTACTTCCTACACAATAATCATTTTCGTCATATAGAGCTGAACCACTATCTCCAAAATATGCCATTCTATCATATTTAGAAGTATCTGGTTCTACCATATACATATTTTTTATAACTCCAATACCTTGATTATAAGAAATTTGAGAAATTACATTAGTAAATGCAACTGTTCCCTCAGTTAAATTTGTTGTTCTTCCAATTTTAAATACATAATCACCCAAATTAACTACTCCCAATCCCTTACAATATGAATTAATAATAACTAATTGGTTGTTTTCTGATTTTACAATTGAATTTCTAAAAACTCCTGCATGTTCATGGGGAAATCCACAAAATGTTGCTCCATTTGGCAAAATTTGATCCCATGCATCATAAACATCGTTCCCTAATTCATTGAACATTATGTCTATAAGTTTATCCATATATGTTTTATTTGTTTCATCTAAATTTCCATTGGGATTTAACTGAATGATTGCAAAATCTGCTACATCTGCTGTAGAAAAACTCCAAGGATCACCTTCTTCTAATAATTTGGGAGCTTTGTAAGCTATAACTTTTCCAATATTTTGTGTTAATATTACTCCAGAAGGTTGTTCAATTTTTCTATTTAAAATATTATCATTTTTGTTATAAGGATTAGCACAAACATGCCAATTTGTTACCAAACAATCTCCCCAAACAGGTAATCTAACAATTATTCCAGCTGTTCCCGCAATAGAAATATTATAAGGAGAAATTTGCATGCCTGGATAAAAGGGTCTATTATATGATGTTAAAGAGAAACATGCTTTTGGCTTTTCTATTTCTACAATATCAGTATACAACTCTATATTTCCATCACTTATTTTTTTTGGTATTTCTCTTTTTTTTCTTTCTGATCTAGAAAGTTGTTTAAATCTTTTTTTAGATCCTTTTGGCATAAATAGAACAAAAGAATCCTTATCAGTCTTTTTGTTATTTTTGATCTTTAAACCTGATGCAGCACCAAATGATTCATTATTGAGATCTTTTATAATATTCTCTGATTTATGTTCTACAAATTCTTTAAAATCTTTCTTCATTATATACTCTCCAAAAAGTTCAGAACAACTATTTTTCATCTTTGTTTTCACCTTTCTTTTTTCTAATTCTTCTCTTTTTTCTTAATGGCTTCAATCCTTGAGCTATTCTATCTTCATTCATTTTTTTCCAAGCTTCTTCTTTTTCTAATTTCTTTTTAGATCTATCTTGTTCCTTCAGCACAATTAGTGTGTTTCTTTGTGAAGCAACATAATCAATAAATATAGAAGATATATAAGCACTTTTACAAATACCTGGTGTGTTATGGAGCTTATCAGAAACTTTTTCTAGAATCAATTTTATTTCTTTTGAAAAATTTGATTTTGTTTCTGGAATTGGAGTTTTTTCAATATACTCTTTATAAACTTTAAATGCTTCACAATTTGCACAGAACGTTCTAAAATCCTTGACTGTCAGAACTTTATTGATATTATCTCTTAAAAACTTGTTAACTCCAAATTTAGTGATATCTAAAAATTTATCACCTTCATTGTTTGCATAAAACATTTTACCATATTCTACAAGCATTGGATCTATTACTTCTATGTGTTGTTCAACTGCCTTCTTCCCAAGAAAATCTAAAATCATCTTTTCATCTTGAAAAGAAACATGTTCTTTTAAAAGAGTAGAAATTCCATAAGTTTGAATAAACTGACCTTCAATCTTTTTTATTTTAGTTACATATCCTTCAGCAGAATCTTCATTCCCGATTCTGATCCCTGTCTTGGCTGACATTAACAGAGCATATGCTTCTTGAGAATTCTCTTTCTCTAATTTTTTTACTAATTTATTTCTTATATATGACCAATTTTTAGCTATAATCCTGACTCTTGCAAATTTTGCTCTTGACTTATCTTTTTGTTTAATTGTATTGCTTGAGAAATACACAACATCTTCACCTTCAAAATTAAGGTGAATCATATAGTTCTCAAACTCAGACATTTTAGCTCTCCATAATCTGTACAATTGTCCTTAATTATAATATAAACAATTTTTAACATTTTGTAAACAAAACTGTGAGATCTTTAACTAAATGCTTTAAATGGATCATTTTTGATCCTATCAACGTTCTCACCTATAGAATCTCTACTGTCCCAATCTACAAATTGAAGCTCTCCCAAACAAATGAAATAAGTTTTTCTAAAATGAATAATTTTATTCACATGATGATGTCCAAAGAACCATACTGCTGGATTATTTAAATTAAAAATATGTGATAGAAATTTGTTAGTCCAACTTAATTGATAATGGTGACTACCAATGAATGATATGATTTCTGATGGACAATCATGGGATATGACTATTTGTGGTCTTGCTTTTTCATACTCAAAAATCATTCTATTAACTTGATGATAATCTAATTCTTCATTTGTCCAATAACTTTTGCCTACAATTCTCATTTTTTGATCTATACTATATGCCCCTCTCACAAAGAAAAAAGTAAAATCTTTAAATGAACGAACACCAAAATCTCCTAAATAATGATCAGACAAATGATCGTAATCATCATGATTTCCAGCAACAATTTTATGTTTCTGCGAATTAACATATTTCAATTTTCTTATTTCATTTTTGAATCCAAAATCACCAAGTTGAATTGAATAGTCACAATCTTCTATGATTTTACAATAAGCTTCAACATGACCATGAACATCACCAATTATTCGTATCATTTTTGATCTCTATTCTTATCGGATAAATTTTGAATTTCTTGATACAACTTTTTTGTGTTTTCATCTAATCTCTCAGGAAGAACAATTTCTGTTGTCAACCCTAAATTTCCTCTTGTATTATCATTAACAGGATACCCACAATCTTTCAATACAAAATTTTTGCTATTTTGGGTCATTTCTGGAATATTGATTTGAAGTTTTTTATCAAGGATTTCAAATTCTACTTTTCCACCTAAAACAGCTATATGTGGTTCAATTTTAATGCGAGAATACAAATTACAGTTGTCAAAAATAACTTCATTCTCTCCAACAATATCAATTATGACAAAAATAATGTTATTTGAATTTTGAGTGTTTATTCTTAATTTTGTATGATTCCTTATTTTAGGTTCTATTTTCAATTTATAATTTGTTCCATCAATATCTAAAATCTCTTCACATCCAAAAAAAGCTTTTTTATACGACAATTGTAGTGGAAATTCTCTCACTGATGTAAAATTGCTAAATTGATCTCTAAAATTTTGACCCATCATGTCTTTGAAGAATGAAGAAAAAATATCGTTATTGTTCATTCTTGGGTCAAAGTTCACAAAGAAATTGAAATCTTCTCCATGATCATATTGTTCTCTTTTTTCTTTATCTCCTAAAACACTATATGCCTCATTAACTTCTTTAATTTTTTCTTCAGATTCTTTATTTTCCTTATTTTCCTTATTTTTGTCTGGATGGTATTTGAGTGCTAATCTTCTATACGCTTTTTTAATGTCTTCTTGAGAAGCTTTTTCATCAACATCAAGAATCTTGTAGTAGTCTTTTTTCATCTTCTCTTTTCTTCATTATTTCATAGATTTGTTCAAATGAAACAGGAAAATAATCAAAGTTATCAACTCCAATATCGAGACTTAGTCCAAGATCTATATCGTTCAAATTACCATGAGAGTGACCAAACAAATGCCAACTTCCATGATGAGATTTATTCCATACTCTCATAGAATAATGACATAATGTTATTGATCTTTTATATAACTTTATTTCGTCATAATCTTTTATAGAATTAAAAAATCTTAAAAAATACTTCAAATTTTTTCTTAAAAGTCTATCATGATTTCCTAATATAAGATTTATTTTACCATGCAAAGTTGCTACAAGTAATTCAATTTCAGAAATAGATTTAGTAAAAACAAAATCTCCTAAATGATAAACAATGTCATTTTCTTTAACAACAGAATTCCAATTCTCTATCATTTTCATATTCATTTCTTCAACATCAATAAAGGGTCTATTACAATATTTAATTGCATTTGCATGCGAAAAATGATTATCTGATGTGAAGATTATACTCATTTTAAATTGACCTCAAAAAATCTATCAGACTATCTGAAAATTCATTGATAGCACATCTATAGTTGTTGATTGTTTGTAGTCTAACTTTTCCTGATTGCTCTACTTCAAGAAGAGCTTTCAATTTTGCTTTTCTATGTTGATGAACAATTTTAGAAACTCTATTCAAAATTTCAGTGACAAGCTCACTTTTCTCTTCATCATCTAAAATTTCTTCAGGAATCATTATCATCTCCATTATAGAAGACTATGTCATCAATGTAGTTTCTATTTTGCGTGAATACTGGTATTTCTTGATCTATATTCCAATTCTCATTTTTTTTAATAACACAAACTCCTCTTTTATTTTTTGTAGGACAATCGTTCCAATTGATTCCATTCATAAACAAATCTTCTTGCAATTGTTTACAACTCTTTTGAAACATTTCTTTGTGACTCATAATAGATCTTGCATACATAGAAATTGAATTTCTTTCAGCATCTTTTTGCCTCCAAATGAAATAGTTACAAACTTCTTCTTTGGGTAATTGAAAAACTCTACTATCGAATTTTGGCAAATCGATCAAATTAAGATCAATATCTTCTTGAAGAAACCATTTGTTATTACTTATATAATTTCTTATAAATTCTGATGTTGCTATACTTGCTGTATGAGAAATTATTTTGTTTATTTTCCCATCAAATGTTTGATCAGTTTCTTTTCTATAATAATCTATCAATAGAATAGAAATTTCATCAGATTGAATGTACGCTAATTTTGTATTA